TGACGTACTTCGATGGTGGGTACAAGGCCGTCGGGATCGCAAGTCTCCCCAAGACGATGGTCTATTACGCAGGACATTGGACGTTGGAGGTAGCGATCGATGAAGAGATAGGCATCTACCTCATTCCGCTCCCCAATGTCATGAAGGAAGCGGACAAGGATGGAAAGGACGACGAAACGACATGATCGAACTACGACCACACCAACAGGAGGCGGTCGAGAACATGACCAACGGCTGCATCCTCTGGGGTGGGGTCGGTAGTGGTAAGTCTCTCACTGCCTTGAGCTATTACCTCGAGAAGGAGCCACAGAGTGACCTGGTCATCATCACGACAGCCAAGAAAAGAGATTCGCTGGAATGGGAAGGTGAAGCTGCTAAGCTCGGAATCAGTCGGAAGAAGGAGTATTCAAGAGCTGGATCTGTCACTGTTGAGTCTTGGAACAAAATCGGAGAATTCACCGAGTACGAGGATTGCTTCTTTGTCTTTGACGAACAACGTCTGGTTGGTAGCGGAGCTTGGGTCAAGGCCTTCCTCAAAATCGCCAGACGCAATCGATGGATCGTTCTCAGTGCGACTCCTGGAGACACGTGGCTCGATTACGCTCCCGTGTTCATCGCCAATGGGTTCTACAAGAACATTACGGAGTTCGAGTGTCGTCATGTCGTCTACGAACCTTGGTCCAAGTTCCCTAAAGTCAGACTATATTTGGACGAGCGTGTTCTGGAAGACCTACGAAATCAAGTACTCGTTGAGATGCCTTACGAGTCCACAGCGGAAAGGGTGGTCAACTACCTGGAGGTAGAGTTCGACAAGAGGCTCTTCGAGAGGGTGTTCAAGGACCGTTGGAACCCCTTTGAGGAGCGTCCTGTCAAGGATGTGGCAGAGATGTTCCGTCTGATGCGTCGTGTGGCGAACAGCGATCCGTCTCGTCTCGAGATGGTGAGGAAGCTCATGACCTGCCACCCTCGGTTGATCATCTTCTACACCTTCAACTATGAGCTCGATATTCTGAGGGAGTTGAGGAGTGAAATCGACGTCTTCGAGTGGAACGGACACCGCAAGGATCCGGTCCCTGAGGGTGATCGATGGGTGTATCTCGTCCAGTACACAGCGGGTGCAGAAGGGTGGAATTGCACCACTACGGATGCCATGATCCTGTACAGTTTGACCTATTCGTACAAGAATCACCACCAGGCGATGGGTCGAATCGACCGTTTGGACACCCCTTTCGAGACCTTGTACTACTACATTCTTGCGTCAAATTCGGCGATCGACGTTGGAATCAAGCAAACACTGGGTCGAAAAGAGACCTTCAACGAGCGGAAATTCGAGGTTGAGATGGAGGTTTTGGGGGTCCTGCGGTCGGGTTAGTGTGCACGGTCGTGACAGGACGCTTCAGATTTGACGCAGAGGTTTGGGCCAAAACCGGCCTAAAAGAGCCTCGAAACTGTGTGTTTATGTGCTGTTTCATGCACTTTCATGCAGTTTTGAGGTTTTCTGACCTCTGCGTCAAATTTGAGAAAAACAGACCCCAAAAGAGTTCTATAGAAATACCCTATACTATACGTTAGATCATGGTGTAGTAAAACGTATAGTGTGCCGGTTTTCCATAGAACTCTTTTGGGGCGAAATTTTGCAAATTTGACGCAAAACTCCAAATCCGGGGTTCACAAGACAGAAGTTGCCGTTGGCAGGAGGTGTTCAGAATGGAAGAAGAGCTCTGGAAGCCCGTAGAAGGCTTTCTAAGCTATCAAATCAGTTCCCTAGGCAGGGTGTACAGCGAACGGAGATCTCGTCTCCTGCAGCCTTCTAGGACCCTCCAGGGGGATTTGAAGGTTGACCTCTTCGGTGAAGAAGGGCGAAAGACCTGTTCGGTGCGGGTTTTGGTGGCTGAAGCGTTCGTTTACAACCCCCACCCCGTGGAAACTGAGTGGTCTGTGGCGTTCGACACCGTTGTCGTCCTGAATGGACTCAAGGAACAGGTGCACGCATCGAACCTCGCATGGCGGCCTTTGTGGTACGCCCAGATGTACGCCCGTTGGTTCAACAGTCATCACGACTACCCGAGCTTCTACTACGCAAGGCCTGTGATCAACATCACGACGAATACGGCCTACCAGACCATATTTGAGTGCTTCACTCATGAGGGGTTGCTCCTGGAGGACATCGTTTCGGCCATCAACATGCGTGCTCCGGCACGTTTCACCGGTGACTTCTTCGAATGGGGTGATACCGTCGATATTTGAGCCAAAAAAGGGCTTCTCGTATAGTGCCTTACCTCAAACATGGACTGTAATGAAGGAGGATGGCTGGCTTTCCAGACATCGCCTTTGAGTTTTCGACGAAGGGGGATTGATGCCAAGAGCTAATCGCACACTCGATCAAGACAGTTGGTTGACCCGTTGGTGGCTTACCCTTCTCTATGGCCCTAATCCTTGGGCTTGGAGTGAGTTCGCACACCGCGCAACTGGGTGGGAGTATTGGGAGCAGCCTGATGGAGAGGTTGTCCCGCTGTGGAAGAATCGTGAGAAGATCAACCACAACAGCGGGAAGAGCGTTCAGTACCCCATATCCATGGCGACCAACGCTCTTACCAAGAACACCTATCAGATCCCTACTCTCGGTGACGCCATCACCTGGTCCACAGGCCTCTACATGGGCTCCTACAACGGAGAACCCGTTCAGTTGGCCAAGGTCCAGAACGGAAGAGCCGTCACAAGGACTGTCTCGTATGGGTATAGCTGGAGCCAAGACCGGTATGCCAGCGTCCCCCTCCCAGAATCAGGTCGATATTTGCACTGTGGCGATCCGAACACTGCAAACGATCGTCACTCAGCGATCTACGACCCGACAACGAGTTACGTCCACGAGTTGATCCAGTTCGATGAGTACGCTGTCGATACCCCGTTCACGAATCAGGCCCTCAACTGGGGGATCTTCAAGGATGGGGTTCTTGTCGATGGCAACCCGGTTACCGCAACCGGGAACTCCGTTACTGCGTATCTCTGGGACCGTACCAGCTACAATCGTCCTCATCGCCTTGGTCTAACCCTTGGCGACTATGTCGGTGCTGATGGAACTCTGACATCAGGCCCACAAGCTGGTGACGTGTTCTTCCTCAGCGAGATGAGCGAATCCTACCAGGAGATGGTCAAACTTGGAGGAGAATGCGCTGCCATCGCTAAGGCAGCAAACGAGTACGGCCTGCTTCTTATCGATCGTTCTGGTTACGTCGATTCTTCGAATTTAAACCCAGGAACCAAGATGAAGGCGCCAAGCATCAACATCCAATACGGCTCATGGATGAGGTCTACCAACCTCGATCGGTTGAAGATCAAGGTCCATGACCTCCGACTAGTCATCTGATGGGAGAAACATGCGAGAAGCCGATGTTCAGAATCGACTCATCAACAAACTGCGTGACCGTCTACCCGGATGCTTTGTTCTCAAGAACGATCCGTCATATTTGCAGGGCATACCGGATCTACTGGTCCTGTATCAAGATCGTTGGGCGATGCTTGAAGTCAAGCGATCGGACCGTGACGTTTACCAACCAAACCAGGAATACTACCTGAACATGTTTGGGGTGATGTCATTTTCTGCCACTGTGACACCAGAGAACGAAGAGGAAGTGTTGGATGATCTTCAATCGGCATTCGGAGTTGCAAGGTAAGCACGCCTTTTTGAGCCCCAGTAACTACAGCTGGGTGAACTACAACGAGCAGAAGCTAGAAGCTCGTTTCGTAGCGTCTCAAGCAGCTCGGCGAGGTACCGATATTCACAACCTCGCACACGAAGCCATTCGACTCGGAATCAAGCTCGCCAAATCCAATAGGTCCATCGCTACATATGTGAATGATGCGATCGGGTACAAGATGGAATGCGAGCAACCGTTGTTCTACTCGAACAACTGTTTCGGCCATGCCGACACCATATCCTTCAGACGGGGTAAACTCAGGATTCACGACCTGAAGACTGGAATCACCCCATCTAAGGAGAAGCAGCTGGAAGTGTATGCTGCAATCTTCTGTTTGGAGTATGCTATATCTCCATTCGACATCGAGATAGAGCTAAGGATCTACCAAGGTCCAGACATTCGTGTGTTCCTACCACAACCGGAGGTAATTGCAGATATCATGGACACCATTGTCGTTTTCGATCAACAGATAGAAGAGATGCGCAACTCAGATCGCTACTGACCAGGAAGGAGGACTCTGATGCTTATCGAAGAAAACAACTATCTGGCTCATTACGGGATTCTTCGGCGTTCGGGTCGATATCCTTGGGGAAGTGGTGGCAACGCTCCAGCAACCAGTCGAGACTTCCTCTCGATGATCGACAACATGCGTCGTCAGGGAATGAGCGACAAGCAGATCGCTCAGGGGTTCGATATTTCGATGATCGATCTCCGAGCAGCAAAGACCATCGCTCTGGCAGAGAAGCGTCAATCGGATATCACGATGGCGCAGGGCCTTCGAAAGAAGGGCATGTCTCTCCAGGCGATTGGGGAACGGCTTCAGGTTTCGGAAGGAACCGTTCGGAACCTTCTTGCCCCCGGCGCAAAGGACAAGGCTGACAACATCCAAACCACCGCCAACCTCCTTCGCAAGGAAGTGGACAAGCACGGTCTCGTTGACGTTGGAAAGGGAACTGAGAACTACCTTCGGGTCAGCCCTGAGCGTCTCACTGTGGCTCTAGCCGTCCTGAAGCAGGAGGGTTACGAGGTCCATAGCGGGATCAAGGTTCCACAGGCTGGTGGCCCAAAGGGCAACATGACCAACCTCAAGGTCTTGGCCAAGCCCGGCACTACCTGGACTGATGTTGCCAGGAACAAGCACTCGATTCGGCTTCTTCAGGAGAAGCTGGACGATACAGGAAAGGGCACGATCGGCCTTCTCCCCATCATTCCAATCAGCGAGCGGAAGGTTGCTGTTCGTTGGAAGGAAGATGGTGGAGAGGAAGCAGATGGTGTTCTCTGGGTCCGTCCTGGTGTGGAACGTGTCTCCCTCGGTGATGCAAACTACGCTCAGGTTCGAGTTCAGGTTGGTAAGAGCCATTACATGAAGGGTATGGCGATGTACAAGGATGACCTCCCTGAGGGAATCGACATCGTCTTCAACTCCAACAAGCCCCGGTCCTCCAAGAAGACCGACGCTTTCAAGCCTCTGGCCGACGATCCGGAGAATCCGTTCGGAACTTGGATTCGTGGACAGGTTACCAAGGTTGGTCGAGATGGGGTTGAGAAGAACACTTCTGTAATGAACCTCGTCAACGAAGAAGGCGACTGGAGTAAGTGGTCCAAGTCCGTTGCATCTCAGGTTCTGTCCAAGCAGAGCCCAAGAGTTGCAAGAGAACAGCTGGACATGACCTATGAACGTAGGTTGAACGAGTTTGAAATGATCACCAAACTCACCAACCCAGTCGTCAAGAAGAAGCTCTTGGAGAGTTTCGCAGATTCGGTGGAATCGTCATCGGTGGATCTGAAGGCAGCTAACTTCCCGAAGCAGGGATGGCATGCTATCCTTCCGATCTCGTCAATGAAGCCCACTGAGATCTATGCTCCGAACTACGAGAGTGGAACCAATGTGGTTCTGATCCGTTACCCACATGGTGGAACCTTCGAGATCCCAAGTCTCGTCGTCAACAACAAACACCCTGAAGCCAAGAAGCTTCTTGGTGCGGCCAAGGATGCTGTTGGCATCCATCATAGCGTGGCGGAACATCTCTCTGGAGCAGACTTCGATGGCGATACTGTCCTCGTAATCCCGAATGACAGTGGTAAGATCCGACATACTCCAATCCTTGAAGGGCTGAAGAACTTCAATCCCAAGGAAGAGTACAAGGGATACCCTGGCATGAAGACGATGACCAACACTCAGTTGGAGATGGGCAAGATCTCAAACCTCATCACAGACATGACCATCAGAAAGGCGCCTCAGTCTGAGATGGCTCGTGCTGTTCGGCACTCCATGGTGGTGATCGATGCTGAGAAGCATGGTCTCAACTACAAGGAGTCTGAGAAGAGGAACGGGATAGCTCAGCTTCAGCAGAAGTATCAGCCGAAGCCTGATGGTAAGGGTTCTGGTGGTGCTTCTACCTTGATCTCAAAGGGGTCGGCAACCGTCTACCTTCCTGAACGACGTCTTCGAAAGGCGTCAGAAGGTGGTGCTTTCGATCCGAAGACAGGAAGAAGGGTCTTCGTTGAGACTGGTAAGAAGAACCTCGAAGGGGAACCTGTAGTTCGTGGGTACAAGGCGCTTGATACCACAGAGGATGCGCACACTTTGTCCTCTGGCACAAGGATTGAGACGCTCTATGCCGATCATTCCAATAGGTTGAAGCAGCTCGCTGCAGAAGCCAGGGTCGAAGCGCACAATACACCCATGCCAAAAAGATCCCCCTCCGCCAGGAAAGTGTATGCTTCAGAAGTGGCCGCCCTCTCTGAGGATTTGACCACCGCCAAAAGCAATGCGCCACTGGAGCGCAGGGCCAATCTCTTGACGGATGAGGTCATGCGAGCCAAGAAGGCGGCTGATCCTGACATGTCAAATGCCTCCTACACAAAGCAGCGGTACCAGGTTCTTGCCGAGATGCGGCGTAGAACCGGGGCCAAGAAGGAGTTGGTACAGATCTCTGACCGACAGTGGGAAGCCATCCAGGCTGGTGCTGTCAGTCCTTCGATGTTGAAAGAGATCCTTGCCCACACCGATCTTGAAAGAGTGAAGGAGCTTGCGATACCCAAGCAACAGAAGCTTATGACCCCAGCCAAGATAGCTAGAGCCAAGACCATGCTGGCTCAGGGTTACAACAGAGCTGAAGTTGCTCGCCATCTCGGCGTGTCGACGACAACCCTAGACGAAGGAACAGGAGGTGGGTGACTCATGATCAAGTCAAGATTGACCACTGTCGACAATCCTTACGATCCGTTCGATGAGTTCAGAGAGTGGTACAAGTACGATGAGATGATGGGTCATCACACCACCTCCTACCTCGCTAGGATTGTCAAGAGTTCAAATGAACTTTCAGAATCGGATCAGGAGTTCGCGATCACTTCAGCGATTGATTCGATCGTTGAAGAGAACATCACTGGTCTTTACAGGAAGATCGAGAGAGATTTTCCTGAGATTCGAACGTTCGAAGACGACTAAGGGGGGGAGGGGTCCTGAAATATAGACCCCCCGCCTGCAT